CGTGCCCAGAACTCATGACCGTCGAGTGGGACGAGGGCGGCGTCAGGGTGGGGGCGGAGGTCGACGTGGTTGCGTCGCGCTACTGCGCGCTTGGCGAGATTCGCGGGTACCGCGCGGAGCAGTACGGCCTGTCGAACCGGACCGACGCCGAGGTCTGGGTGGCCCGCCAGCACGCCGAGGAGGTAATCGAGCGCGCCGCCAACCGGTTCTTCCAGCCGGTCATGCGAAAGGGGTTCGTGGACCGCCCAAACTGCACGTCCGCATCGCAGCCCATGGTCCCGGGAGCGTGCCCGCGCGACATCTCGGCAGTCGCTCGTGCCTGGGACGCCGACGGGAACCCAGTAGGCGTAGGCGTGGCGGGGCAGACAGCCCTCGACGTGTCCGGAATCCGCCCGCACGGCGCGGCAAACGTCGCGCTCGTGATGGGCATGCGCCAGACGCCGGTGGAGATGCACGACGCAGTTGTCGCGCTCGCCGCGTGGTACCTGGTGCCAAAGGCGGGGCCTGACAACGCAACGTCAGAGTCCACGGACTCGGGAGTTCTCCGCTACGTCATCGGCGGCGTAGACGGCGCCCCAACGTCCCTCCCGGAGGTCAACGCGCTCGTCCAGCGCTACGGCTTCCGGAACCTGGTCGTGGGGTGACGCCATGGACTCCGAGAACCTGTTCTGGCAGTGCATCGAGCACGTGAAGTCGCTCTCCGACAAGGCGCTCGCTGACGAGCCCGCGTTCGTCTCGATCGGAGGCTCGACCGTCCAGAAGCCTGCAGAGTTCCTGGTTAGAGAGGTGGTCGAGAACGTCTCGTTCTCCGACACCGTCACATCGACCCTCGGCGGCGTGCGGGCGTCAGGGCACTACCGCGTCGAGTTCTCCGTAGCATGCCAGGCGTGGGCGCAGAGGCCCTCGCTCATCGAGGCTTCCGAGCTTGTCCAGTCGTGGGTGCTCGCGCTCTTCCGCCAGGTGGCCGCAGACAAGACGCTCGGCGGCCTCTGCATCCACGCGGAGCCGTACGTGGAGGGCACTGGCACCGCGCTCGACAAGGGAACCAAGCTGTACACCGCCGCGTTCGACTTCGGCGTTCGCGTCAAGGCCGAGATAGAGCCGGCAACCGTCTAAGGAGAAAAAACAATGTCTCTCAACCCTTCCATCGGACTCGTCGGAATCGCAGTCCAGACCGACAAGGACACCGCCGCGACGCAGCCAAAGTTCCTGCACGGCCTCACGGGGGGCTCCCCGTTCGGCGCGTCGCGCTCCATCGCGAACACCGCAGTCTCGTGCGGCAACCGCGCACCGTCCGATGCGCGCGTAGACTCCATCGAGGTCTCCCCGTCCATCCAGTCGCTCTGCTACCCTGACGTGTTCGGCCTCTACCTCTATGCCGCCCTCGGCGCGGTCGACTCCGCGCCAGTCTCCGGCAAGGACGGATACTACAAGCACGTGTTCACCATGGGCGATGACCTGCCATACTGCACGATCTGGTCCCAGATCGGCAAGAACAACTTCACCCGCGCGGACGGCTGCAGGCTGGGAACCCTCTCGATCTCGGCGACCGGCAACGAGCACCTGTCCATGCAGGCGGACTTCCAGGGCGTCAACGCCGAGGTCGGCATCGCATCCATCCCAGGCTCCCTGAAGGCATCGTGCTTCGGCGGCAAGTACACCACGACCGACTGCGAGTTCAGGCTCGACGCCGCAGGCAACGCCCCGGCAGAGGCGCTCGTGTCCGAGGCCAGCTTCACCGTCGAGAACAACGTCTCCGGCCAGACCGCGCTCGGCCGCGTCATGCCGCGCGACATCGCTGTCGGCAAGCTGTCCATGGGCTGCTCCGTCACCACCATCCCCGATGACATCACCGAGTACCGAAAACTGGTCACCGGCTCCAAGACCGCCACGAAGCTCTCCGGCAGCGTCGTGCTGGGCAGCGTATACGCGAAGTTCCACCACACCGATGACCAGAACATGACGCTTGAGGTGTCCATCAACCACTGCCCGTTCACGGTGGAGTTCCCAGAGGTCGACCCCGAGGGCAACGAGGCAACCATCAAGTTCTCCACCGACGCGGCAATCGTGACCAGCGCAGGGGAGTCCCCGGTTACCATCACGCTCGTGAACAAGACCCAGTCATACAAGTAGCGATACCGGCGCGGGGCCTGAGGGTGTCTGATGAGGCCCCGCGCCGTGCCGGGAGAAGCATGGAGACGTACAAGAAGCTGCTCTACTGGTTCGCAAGCGCCTGCATCACCGCCGTCGTGAGCGCCATACAGATTGGCGTTGACCCACGCACGGACAAGGCCGTGATGACGTGGGTGTGCATGGCAGCGGTCGCGAGCGTCATCTATGCGGCGGCGCAGACGTACTCGGCGGTTCGCAGGCGCGACGAGCTGTCCGCCAGGCACGATGCCCTCGTGGACGCCGCGCTCAAGGTGCTGCTGCGCCAGAAGCTCGTGAGCGAGCACGACAGGCTGGTCGACCTTGGCACCGCCAACGACACGCAGCGCAGGAGCTGGCAGGCATCGTACGAGACGTACGAGGCGCTGTGCAGCGCGACCGGTGACAGCAACGGGGTAATCGACGTGTACAGGAAGCACGTCATGGATTTGCCCAGCGACAACAGAGGAGGACACAGATGAACTACCTGATTCCGGACAAGGCGTACAAGGCGCTCAAGTGGCTCGGGCTCATCGCATGCCCAGCGCTGGCGGTGTTCGTGGGCGCGGTCGGCCCCGTGTGGGGCTGGCCGGACGTCGACGCGTGGGTGATCACCATCAACTCCGTGGGCGTGCTCGTCGGCGCGCTCCTGGGCGTCTCCGCCGCGACGGCCAGGCCCGGGGACGGCGGCGCGAATGGCGAGGGCTAGCGCCCCGCGCTGCCCGCTCTGCGGGGCGGGGATGCGCGAGGAGCGGGGCATGGAGCGCAGGCTGGACGGGCGCGTGGAGCGCACGTGGTCATGCCCGCGCTGCCTGCACAGGATGGTCACGAAGGACGTTATCACGGCAGGCGGCAATGACCGCCCCGACGAGGAGGCAAGACGGCAATGCATCTCTATGTGATCTGCGGCCACGGAGCCGGCGACCCCGGCGCATGCGGCAACGGCTACTCAGAGGCGGAGCGCGTGCGCGCGCTCGGGCGCCAGGATCGCGGAGCTTGGCGGCTCGTCCGTGACGCTCCTGGACACCAGCCGCAACTGGTACGCGGACAAGGGCATCAAGAGCCTGAGCATCCCGAGCGGCGACGCCCTCGTGGAACTTCACATGGACTCGGCGGACCCCGACGCGCGCGGAGGCCACGTCATCATCAAGGCGGGCATCGGAGGCCCCGACGCCTACGACCAAGCCCTCGCCGACTCCATCTCGACCATCTTCCCGGGGCGCTCCCAGAGCATAGTGGAGCGCTCCGAGCTGGCGAACCCGAACAGGGCCGCAGCCCGTGGCATCAACTACCGCCTGGTCGAGAACGGCTTCATCACCAACCCCACGGACGTGGAGATCTTCAACGGCAGGCTCGATGACATCGCGAGGGCGTACCTCGCGGCATTCGGAATCGATGGCGGCGCTGCCCCCGAGGCATCCGCCGAGCCATCGGCTCCCGCGCCCTCCGGCTCCTCGGGCATGCCCGACGGGGCGGTCGACTTCCCAGAGGACCCGCTTCTGTATGACGGCTACTTCGGGCCCGTCACCGTCAGGCAGGTGCAGCTCTGCCTCCGTGCCCACGGGCTGTATGGGGGCATCGTCGACGGCGACTTCGGGCCGATGACAAAGAGGGCGCTGCAGCGCTACCTTAACAATCTCGGGTACTACTCCGGCCTCATCGACGGAGACTTCGGCCCGCTCAGCACCAAGGCGCTCCAGAGCTACCTCATCGACCGTGGGACGTACTGGAACGACAACGGCTGGTGCCTCGTGGACGGTGACTGGGGCTCGCTCACCACTATCGGCCTGCAGCGTGCCATCAACGGCGACCGCCTATAGGCTGAACCTGCCTGAACCGGCATTGACCAAGCGCCCTCGCACGAGCGGGGGCGCCTTTTGTTGCCCTTGTGCAAGTAAACCCCTCGGCCCCCCAACGGTGCCCAACTAAGGGGTTTTTTGTTTGCGCAGGTAGACGGCTCGCTGTGAGCCATTCTGAGGCCATGTTTTCCCATCGATGGGCAGATGTGCCGCGACGCAGCCAAAGTTTTGGGGCGTCTGGCCTGGGCGAGCGACCAGTGCGATTGAGCGGGGGACACCGCACGGAACATGTTGCCATGGCAAGTCGCAGACCAAGGAGGGCCCCATGGCAACCAGGCAGTGGTTCGAGTACGTAAACCCAAAGACAGGCAGGAAGGAGTTCGAGTGCACGGCCTATCCAGGCCAGAACGTCCTTGCCGGGATGATTGTCGACGCGTCCGGGATTACAGACGGCGAAATGAAGAGCATCGCAAGAGGGGTCGTTTGGGCCGCGCTCAGCGCAGATGCGGACGGACACAAGGTGCTCCCAAGGGGCGTCAGGCGCACTACTGACTATGACGCGTTCGCCCAGGCGATGGCAAGGGCCGTAGACGCCGGGTATGTCATCGAATTCCTGGACGCCTTCTCCACGTCCATCAATTCGGAGGACGTTGATGACAAGGCCGACGTGGACGAAAACCCTACGGGTACGAGTCCCGAATCCTTGTAAACCTCTCCCGCTACACGGGTTCCGGCGTCATGGAGCTGCTGGGGCTCGCGTGCGGGTTCCCGATGCTGTTCGAGCAGATGTACTTCGACCTGGAGACGGTGCTCGATGAGCGGGAGAGCCAGAAGGCCCCCACATGGAGGAGGAGGGGCGAGAAGGCGGTTGACGCACGCGACCGGCTGAGGGCCGAGCGCGAGGCCGCCAAGGCGCGTCTGGGGGTCGCTTAGATGTACACGATTGAGGTTCGGGGACTAGACGAGACCATCAAGCAGCTGAACGAGCTTGACAGGAAGCTCGGCACCGAGCTGAAGCGCGAGATCATGGGAATCGTACAGCCGACGCTCTCCAAGGCGAAAGGGTTCGCCGGGGGCGTCGGCTCCTACCCCACGGGGGCGTACGCGGCCTCGCTGAGGCTCAGGACGTACGCGAACGGGGTCAAGTTCGTGTCGACCGACCCTGGCGGCGGCGTAATCGAGTTCGCGAACCCAGGGGCGCTCATCCTCACGGGGAAGCGTGCCGGAAGGCGCGCGGGCGTCCCTGTCGGCAGCACGCCGCCGCGCGCCCTCCTCAAGGCAGTCCTCGATGACGAGGAGCACATCGTCGAGAAGGTAAACGAGAAGGTAGTCGATTACTGCGACTGGAACGTGGGGGCCGTCAATGGGTAAGGCCTCGATCACAATCGCGGTAGGCGCGCTCTGGAACGGCCAGACGCAGCTCGACGCCGTAAGCAACAGCATCTCGCGCATGGCGCTGAACGCCGCCAAGTCAAGCGAGTCCACGACCCGCTCCCTTGCCCTGCAGGGCGAGAGCTGGGTTGGCCTCGGAAACCAGATTTACGATGCCGGAACCAAGATTGCGGACGTCGGTGACACCCTCACCACGGCCATAACCGTGCCGATGACCAAGGTAGGCGGCTACTGCGTCGACCAGGCCGTCAACTTCGACACCGCCATAGCGAACCTGCGAAAGACATCTGACCTCACGGCTGGACAGCTGGATGCCCTCGGTGACTCGGCGCTTGAGGCGTCGCAGAAGCAGCCGGTTGACGCAGCGACGATAGTCAACATCGAGGCGCTGGGCGCTCAGCTGGGCATCGCGGATGACAAGCTTGAGTCGTTCTCAAAGACCGTCTCCGGACTCGACATAGCCACGAACATGGACGCCGACACCGCAGCCACGGAGATGGCACGGTTCGCCAACATCACCGGCATGGCCGAGGACGAGTTCTCGAACTACGGTTCCACGCTCGTCGCAATCGGCAACAACATGGCAACAACAGAGTCTGATGTGTCCAGCCTCGCGCAGAGGTTCGCGTCCGCCGGCACGGCCGCCGGCATGTCGCAGGCCGACATCCTGGGAATGTCGGGGGCGCTCTCGTCCCTCGGCGTCAAGGCCGAGATGGGCGGCTCGGCCCTCTCGCAGACCATCAACGCAATCGGCGTTGCCGTGTCCAACGGCGGCGATGACCTTGAGGCGTTCGCCGAGAAGGCCGGCATGAGCGCAGACGAGTTCGCGTCCGCGTGGCGCGACGATGCCGCTGGCACGTTCAACGTGCTGGTCGAGAGCATGGGCAAGTCCGTCGCGGCTGGCGGGGACGTGAACTCCATGCTCTCCGACCTCGGCATCACGGGCATCCGCCAGTCCGACGTGATGCGCCGCCTGGTGGACTCCACCGAGGCCGTCACGGGCAAGCAGTCCGTGCTCGCCGGTGCGCTCGACCTCTCGCGCAGCGCCTGGGAGGAGAACACGGCGCTGCAGACCGAGGTCGACCAGCGCAACGAGTCCATGCAGTCGCGCCTCGACGTGCTCAAGAACAAGGTCAACGCCGTGGCAATCACGGTGGGAACCCCGCTCACCGAGGCGCTCATCGACGCCATGGACGCGCTTCAGCCGCTCTTCCAGGGCGTGGCCGACGCGGCCCAGGCGTTCGCCGACATGGACGAGCAGGACCAGCGCACGGTGCTCTCGCTCGCAGGCGTTGCCACTGCGGCAGGCCCGGTGCTCTCGGTCGCAGGCAGGCTCGTCCAGGGCATCGGCAACGTCAACACGATGTTCGGGCAGTCGCAGGAGAAGGCGGCGATATTCGGTGACGCCCTCAACACCGTCGACGGCTCGCAGATGCGCGTGTACGCAAGCTCCGGTGACATGGCGTCGAGGCTCGGGGTCGCGCAGAACGCGGCAGCGAAGGCGGCGGGCGGTGCCGACAAGTACGTGCACGCCTGGGAGGGGATGACCGACAGCGCGGAGGCCGTGCGCGACAGCACCGAGAGGATTCAGGAGCTGAGCGGGCAGCTCGACCTCCTGGGAGACGGCTCCGACAAGGCGCGCGCGAAGCTTGAGGGACAGATTTCGGCGCTTGAGGGACAGCGGGACGCCGCCAGGGACGCCTACGAGAAGAACGCCTCGCTCGTCACCGCATGGTCAAAGTCGACCACGGAGGCGGAGAAGGCCGCAGGCGGCATCGAGGGCCTGACGGAGAGCCTTGGCAGGGTAAAGTCCGGCTCGACCAGCACCGCGCGTGAAATCGAGTCCGTATCCAAGAGCGCCGGCGGCATCAGCGGCGCTGCGAGCAAGGCAGGGAACGTGCTCAAGGACATGGCATCGAAGGCGAGCGAGGCCACGTCGGCATTCGGCTCCGGGCTCTCCAACGGGTTCAAGCTGGCGGCAAGCTCGGCGCTGGACATGGCCAAGAACTTCGCCGTCGGTGCCCTGCAGGCGGGTGCCCTGAGCCTCGCAATCGCCGGGGCGACGTTCGTCGTGGGAAAAATCGTCGACTACTTCCAGAAGCAGAAGGAGCACTCCGACAACCTCAAGAAGGCCACCGAGGGGCTGACCGACGCCACCAACAAGAGCATCAGGGCGGCGCAGGACCAGGGCATCGCGTACGAGGGCACAAAGGTTTCGCTGAACGACGCCAGGGATGCCGTAGACAAGGCGGTCGAGTCGCAGGCAAAGCTTGCCGACACCCTAAGCACAAGCAACACCGAGGCATCCGCGCAGATGGGCCAGCTGCAGGCGGCGTACGGCGTGATAAAGGAGTACGCGAACCAGACCGGACTCACGACGCAGGAGCAGGGCAAGCTCAAGGCCGCAGTCGATACGTTCAACGGGATAGCGGGGACGTCAATCGACGTCATAGACGCCGAGAACGGCAAGCTCTCCGAGAACGGCGAGGCCATCGAGAACGTCACCGCCAAGCTCGGCGGGTACGTGACGCAGAAGCTTGAGCAGATTCGCCTTGAGGCGTACCAGGAGCGGCTAAAGGACCTCTACGAGCAGCAGGCCGAGGACATCCAGGCGCTCGCCACCGCCCAGAAGGCGTACAACGACGAGATGGATGCCATCGGCAGCAAGGACGAGTACATCTCCAACTACATAGACAAGTACAAGGAACTCAACCCACTGGTGGACGTCTCCGCCGACAAGCTGCAGGAGATGGCCGAGAAGGCATACGACAACGCGACCGCAGCGGCGTACACCAACTCGGGAATCGAGGACGCCACGAGCGCACTCGAAAGCCTGAACGGCTCGATAGGCATAACCGAGGCGGCGCTGGCGGCCACAGCATCCGCGACGGACGGGCTGTCTGATAGCGTCCAGACGTGGGCGCAGGCGAACGTGGCGATAACCAGCTCGTGCGAGGGCGCTGGGAAGGACCTGCAGCAGTTCTCGCAGGACCTGGCGGACACCGGGCTGTCCACCGAGCAGCTCAAGGACATCACGGACGACCAGTGGGCCCAGATAGTCGCGGCATACGACAACAACAGCGACTCGATAGTCCAGGCCCTCGACGGGCTGGGAGTCGACATGGGGGACTCCGGGGACCGCGCGGTGCAGGCGCTCGCGGACGGCCTGCTCAGCGGCCGCGACGGGGTTGCCGGTGCCGAGGCAGAGCTGATACAGGCCGCGAGGGAGCGGTGACTGGGCTGGCCTCGCAGCCGACATGCAGGAGAGGGGCATCCACATCCCGGAGGACCTTGCGAACGGCCTCGCGTCCAACAGCGGCGCACCGAGCGAGGCGTCGAGCCGCATGCTCTCGCTGGTGGCACTCAGGCTCGCGGGCGGTGACGTCGACAAGGCCGCCGAGATTCTAGGCGGTGACATAGACGCCGGCCTTGCCGACGGCATCAGGAACGGCACGCTCTCAGAGCAGGAGGCCGCTACCCTCGGCCAGGACGTGATTGACAAGACCAAGGACCAGCTTGACTCCCACTCGCCCTCCCAGAAGTTTTACGAGATCGGCTCTGACGTAGACGCGGGCCTCGCCAACGGCATCGACGGGAACACGGACGGCCCCGCGACCAGCACCTCGAACCTCGGGCAGGCCGTGATAGACGGCATCGGCGACATCGTGACCAGCCTCACGGACATCGGCTCAGACTCAGGCTCTGGCTTCGCAGACGGCATCCTCGGCTGGTCAGGCTCGGCCCAGGACTCCGGCGCGGCGCTCAGGCAGGGTGCCGAGGGAGGCGTGGACGGCACGGCGAGCGGCCTCTCCTCCGAGGGCACGAGCGCCGGCAGCCTCTTCTCCGCCGGCATCTCCTCGTTCGTCGGCAGCGCCACCTCCGCTGCCGGGAGGCTCTACTCCGGCGTCATCGGCGCCACCTCCGGCACGCCCGGCATGCTCGGCGGGTACGGCAGCAGCGCGTCTGGAAACTTCGCCTCGGGGCTCGGGGCGAACGCGGGTTCCGTGCTCTGGCAGGCCAACGCCATCGCGGCAAACGCCATGGCCGCGAAGAACTACGGCAACCCGTACGAGTGGGGCACGCACCTCGCGGACAACTTCGCCTCCGGCATCAAGGCCGGTCTCGGCTGGGTGGGGCGCGCGGCGAGCGCGCTCGCCGAGAAGGCCGCGAGCATCCTGCGCTTCTCGGTGCCTGAGGCCAGGCCCGTGGTCAGGCAGCCGAGCGCGGCGGCATGACCTCCGGAATGCACCTCGCGCAGAACATCGCATCCGGAATGACATGCGGCATACCGGACGTCGAGCGGGCGGCACTCGCCCTCGCCGGCGCGGCATCCGTACCGGTGCCCACGCTCGGGGCACGCGCAATCGGTGCCGGCGAGTCCAAGTACTTCGGGGACTCCGGGAGCAGCATGTCGACAGTGAACAACTGGAACCTGACCATCAACGGTGCCCGGCTCGGCAGCGCCTCGCCGAGGGCGCAGCAGCTCATCGGCGAGCTGTTCGGCGAGTTCGGCCTGTCTGCGGACATGGGGGTGTAGCGCGTGGCAGAATCATGGGGCGACCAGATATGGACGCCATCAGGCAACTACTGGCAGTGCGGGGTGAATGCCTGGGTCACCGGGACCGACGACGAGTACGTCTACGTTCACGTCGAGGCCAAGGGTGTACACGCGCTGGCCGTTCAACGTCTACGCCAACGGCTCGGCAGGCTCCACGAACGACGATACCCGCTACTGGTCAGGCTCGCTCGACCAGGGCAAGGGCGAGTCGACGGTATACATATCGTACGACACGTGGTTCGCGCGCCGCTACGGCCAGGACAGGACCGTCGAGGCGTGGGCGCGGTACAACGTGACCGGAGGCTACGGCAACGGCACTTCGAGCGCGAGCGTGAGCCTCGACATCCCGGCACGCCCGTACTCGACCCCGAGGCCGCCGAGGAACCTCAAGGCCGCATACGCAAGCGACACGTCGCAGAAGCTCTCCTGGGGCGCCGACTACACCGGCTCCGACGACGCGTACCCGTGGTCTGGAATCGTCGTGGCACGCTCCGTGGACGGTGGCGGATACTCCGACATGGCCAGCCTCGGCTGGGACGCCACGAACTACACGGACTCGTCAACGAGCGCGGGCCACTCCTACGCATACCAGGTGCGCTCGTACAACCCGGCAGGGAGCGCCACCGCGCAGTCCGGAACCGTCTACACGACGCCAACGCCCCCCACGAAGGTGTCGGCCACCGCCCTGAGCGCAACGTCCGTGAGCGTGGGGGCGTCGGGCCAGCCGGCCTACGTCGACGGCTACGAGGTGCCGCCTACGAGAAGAACGCCTCGCTCGTCACCGCATGGTCAAAGTCGACCACGGAGGCGGAGAAGGCCGCAGGCGGCATCGAGGGCCTGACGGAGAGCCTTGGCAGGGTAAAGTCCGGCTCGACCAGCACCGCGCGTGAAATCGAGTCCGTATCCAAGAGCGCCGGCGGCATCAGCGGCGCTGCGAGCAAGGCAGGGAACGTGCTCAAGGACATGGCATCGAAGGCGAGCGAGGCCACGTCGGCATTCGGCTCCGGGCTCTCCAACGGGTTCAAGCTGGCGGCAAGCTCGGCGCTGGACATGGCCAAGAACTTCGCCGTCGGTGCCCTGCAGGCGGGTGCCCTGAGCCTCGCAATCGCCGGGGCGACGTTCGTCGTGGGAAAAATCGTCGACTACTTCCAGAAGCAGAAGGAGCACTCCGACAACCTCAAGAAGGCCACCGAGGGGCTGACCGACGCCACCAACAAGAGCATCAGGGCGGCGCAGGACCAGGGCATCGCGTACGAGGGCACAAAGGTTTCGCTGAACGACGCCAGGGATGCCGTAGACAAGGCGGTCGAGTCGCAGGCAAAGCTTGCCGACACCCTAAGCACAAGCAACACCGAGGCATCCGCGCAGATGGGCCAGCTGCAGGCGGCGTACGGCGTGATAAAGGAGTACGCGAACCAGACCGGACTCACGACGCAGGAGCAGGGCAAGCTCAAGGCCGCAGTCGATACGTTCAACGGGATAGCGGGGACGTCAATCGACGTCATAGACGCCGAGAACGGCAAGCTCTCCGAGAACGGCGAGGCCATCGAGAACGTCACCGCCAAGCTCGGCGGGTACGTGACGCAGAAGCTTGAGCAGATTCGCCTTGAGGCGTACCAGGAGCGGCTAAAGGACCTCTACGAGCAGCAGGCCGAGGACATCCAGGCGCTCGCCACCGCCCAGAAGGCGTACAACGACGAGATGGATGCCATCGGCAGCAAGGACGAGTACATCTCCAACTACATAGACAAGTACAAGGAACTCAACCCACTGGTGGACGTCTCCGCCGACAAGCTGCAGGAGATGGCCGAGAAGGCATACGACAACGCGACCGCAGCGGCGTACACCAACTCGGGAATCGAGGACGCCACGAGCGCACTCGAAAGCCTGAACGGCTCGATAGGCATAACCGAGGCGGCGCTGGCGGCCACAGCATCCGCGACGGACGGGCTGTCTGATAGCGTCCAGACGTGGGCGCAGGCGAACGTGGCGATAACCAGCTCGTGCGAGGGCGCTGGGAAGGACCTGCAGCAGTTCTCGCAGGACCTGGCGGACACCGGGCTGTCCACCGAGCAGCTCAAGGACATCACGGACGACCAGTGGGCCCAGATAGTCGCGGCATACGACAACAACAGCGACTCGATAGTCCAGGCCCTCGACGGGCTGGGAGTCGACATGGGGGACTCCGGGGACCGCGCGGTGCAGGCGCTCGCGGACGGCCTGCTCAGCGGCCGCGACGGGGTTGCCGGTGCCGAGGCAGAGCTGATACAGGCCGCGAGGAGCGGTGACTGGGCTGGCCTCGCAGCCGACATGCAGGAGAGGGGCATCCACATCCCGGAGGACCTTGCGAACGGCCTCGCGTCCAACAGCGGCGCACCGAGCGAGGCGGCGAGCCGCATGCTCTCGCTGGTGGCACTCAGGCTCGCGGGCGGTGACGTCGACAAGGCCGCCGAGATTCTAGGCGGTGACATAGACGCCGGCCTTGCCGACGGCATCAGGAACGGCACGCTCTCAGAGCAGGAGGCCGCTACCCTCGGCCAGGACGTGATTGACAAGACCAAGGACCAGCTTGACTCCCACTCGCCCTCCCAGAAGTTTTACGAGATCGGCTCTGACGTGGACGCGGGCCTCGCCAACGGCATCGACGGGAACACGGATGGCCCCGCGACCAGCGCCTCGAACCTCGGGCAGGCCGTGATAGACGGCATCGGCGACATCGTGACCAGCCTCACGGACATCGGCTCAGACTCAGGCTCTGGCTTCGCAGACGGCATCCTCGGCTGGTCAGGCTCGGCCCAGGACTCCGGCGCGGCGCTCAGGCAGGGTGCCGAGGGAGGCGTGGACGGCACGGCGAGCGGCCTCTCCTCCGAGGGCACGAGCGCCGGCAGCCTCTTCTCCGCCGGCATCTCCTCGTTCGTCGGCAGCGCCACCTCCGCTGCCGGGAGGCTCTACTCCGGCGTCATCGGCGCCACCTCCGGCACGCCCGGCATGCTCGGCGGGTACGGCAGCAGCGCGTCTGGAAACTTCGCCTCGGGGCTCGGGGCGAACGCGGGTTCCGTGCTCTGGCAGGCCAACGCCATCGCGGCAAACGCCATGGCCGCGAAGAACTACGGCAACCCGTACGAGTGGGGCACGCACCTCGCGGACAACTTCGCCTCCGGCATCAAGGCCGGTCTCGGCTGGGTGGGGCGCGCGGCGAGCGCGCTCGCCGAGAAGGCCGCGAGCATCCTGCGCTTCTCGGTGCCTGAGGCCGGCCCGTGGTCAGGCTCCGAGCGCGGCGGCATGACCTCCGGAATGCACCTCGCGCAGAACATCGCATCCGGAATGACATGCGGCATACCGGACGTCGAGCGGGCGGCACTCGCCCTCGCCGGCGCGGCATCCGTACCGGTGCCCACGCTCGGGGCACGCGCAATCGGTGCCGGCGAGTCCAAGTACTTCGGGGACTCCGGGAGCAGCATGTCGACAGTGAACAACTGGAACCTGACCATCAACGGTGCCCGGCTCGGCAGCGCCTCCCCGAGGGCGCAGCAGCTCATCGGCGAGCTGTTCGGCGAGTTCGGCCTGTCTGCGGACATGGGGGTGTAGCGCGTGGCAGAATCATGGGGCGACCAGATATGGACGCCATCAGGCAACTACTGGCAGTGCGGGGTGAATGCCTGGGTCACCGGGACCGACGACGAGTACGTCTACGTTCACGTCGAGGCCAAGGTGTACACGCGCTGGCCGTTCAACGTCTACGCCAACGGCTCGGCAGGCTCCACGAACGACGATACCCGCTACTGGTCAGGCTCGCTCGACCAGGGCAAGGGCGAGTCGACGGTATACATATCGTACGACACGTGGTTCGCGCGCCGCTACGGCCAGGACAGGACCGTCGAGGCGTGGGCGCGGTACAACGTGACCGGAGGCTACGGCAACGGCACTTCGAGCGCGAGCGTGAGCCTCGACATCCCGGCACGCCCGTACTCGACCCCGAGGCCGCCGAGGAACCTCAAGGCCGCATACGCAAGCGACACGTCGCAGAAGCTCTCCTGGGGCGCCGACTACACCGGCTCCGACGACGCGTACCCGTGGTCTGGAATCGTCGTGGCACGCTCCGTGGACGGTGGCGGATACTCCGACATGGCCAGCCTCGGCTGGGACGCCACGAACTACACGGACTCGTCAACGAGCGCGGGCCACTCCTACGCATACCAGGTGCGCTCGTACAACCCGGCAGGGAGCGCCACCGCGCAGTCCGGAACCGTCTACACGACGCCAACGCCCCCCACGAAGGTGTCGGCCACCGCCCTGAGCGCAACGTCCGTGAGCGTGGGGGCGTCGGGCCAGCCGGCCTACGTCGACGGCTACGAGGTGCAGCATCGCGCGGGCGCGTCCGGCACATGGGGCGAGACCAAGAGGCAGGCAACGCTCCCCGTCGCGATGCCATCTGTCGCGGGAGACAACTGGTATCGCGTGAGGGCGTACAAGGGGAGCCTCTACT